AGAATTGTGACTGATTTGTGCCACAAAACGGCTCAAATTGAAGAAAAACCAATTTTTATAACTTTTTTTTTACGAAAATGCAAAAAAAAATTTTTTTGTGTGAAATAAAGCATATATTAGGAGTGGATAGGGATTTGGTTTAATTTAATGAGACTATTTGACGAGAAAAAGGCCCCAAGCCCGATTTTATCGTATGCTTGGAGCTTTTATAGTGCCAGAGGGACTCTAGCTGCTACAATGTAATCAAACAAACACACGTACATCAAAGTTAAATTTTTACCGCGTTTTTATCGGCTTTTATTTCTCTTTCGATGTCGTTAGATTAATTACAATCTATTTTTAGTCACAATATTGTCACACACGTTTTGGTCACACAAGAGGTAGCGCCATTGAGTAAGGTCACAAAAACCCATCGCGTCACAGTGTACAAAAGACCCATGCCAACGGGAAACATATTGTTATACTACAACTATACCGTAGATGGCAAGCGTTTTCGCGAAGCCAGTGGGCTTTGGCTGATACCAGTCAAGACGTCCGCGGACAAGGCTAAAAATACAAACACAATGCGACTAGCGGAGGAAGTCGCCAGGCAAAAATCTGCCGATTTGGACGCCGCCGACAACGGGATCCAGCAACAAATTGAGAACACCCACATTCTTCTGATTGACTACATCCAGAAGACCATCGAGGGCAACGACAATTACGAGTTTGTCAACAGTCGAACCAGCCTGATTTCGTTAATTCGAGAATTCAAGGAATTCACCCGCGTTGTCGACATCAACAGGACTTGGTACGCCGAGTTCATTCAATTTCTATTCAACAAGGGGCACAAGACTAACACGGTCTGCGGTCGCTGCAACATTATCAAAGCTATCCTGCACAAGGCTCAGCTTGACGGCATAATCAAGCAACGACCAGACTTTTCTGGGCTCACCCCGACGCCGGAGCCCGGACAGCGCTGTTTTTTGACCATCGAAGAGCTAAGAAAGATGGCCGCAGCCGACTTCCCCTCCAGGCTGAAAAATCCATTCTTATTCGCCTGTTTCACGGGTCTACGATTGAACGACGTAAGGTGCCTGAAATGGTCCGACATCCAAGACGGAATCATTTACCTGAGACAGCACAAGACAAAGCAACTTGTACAGGTGCCCATCAGCAAGAACGCCGCTCAATTCATGAACGCAAGGACTTCAGATGATCGAGTTTTTTACGACTTCCCCACTTGTGAAACCTGGTACGGGTCCAAAATCAAGCAATGGGCAAAGCTGGCTGGCATCGAAAAGAACGTCAGTTTCCATGTCAGCAGGCATACGTTCGCGACCCTGACACTAGGTAACGGGGCTGACCTTTTCACGGTCAGCAAGTTGCTTGGACACACCAAGATCACGACAACCCAGATTTACGCCAAGGTTCTGGATGAGGGGCGTCGCAAGGCCGTTGACGCAATTCCTGAACTTTAAGGAGCGTTGTTTAGGCGCGTGAAATTATCTGGATCCACAGGCAACGAACGTGATTTAAATTTTGATTTATTGAAGCAACCAATGCAAATCCGACAAAAGGCATGGATACACCTTTTGCATTCAGGCCATTCAGGTTCCATCAGACCTCGCTGGTTATTTCCAGGACCGTTCCGCAATTCTTGACTAGCTGCTTGAACGCCTCGGTGCTGTTTGATAGTTTGTTGGTCACAAGGCTGCAACCGTTCCCAACCAAAATGCACCCGGCGGACTCAGTGGACGCGTTATTCCCAGGATGAATACGGATTCCCCTAGAAGGCGGAACCTTGGCATTGTACAGGAGTGGCACATTGCTGTTTAGTTTCGGGGTAAACTTCGGGGAATAGCCAACCTCCACGTCATAGGCTCCTTCCGGAATCAAGGTCTTTGCGTTCTCAGCCGTAAAGTAAGTACCCCCGACGCAGTCCAGCAAAACGCCAAGAACAACCTTGGACGTTTTCTTAAATCGAATAAGCTTCATCGTTTTTCCCTTTCAATGATGGCACCCACATAGTATCTACGCGGCCAACGTTCGCATAGCACCACTCGGTCTTCTTTGGAGGACCGTACCAGCTGTGAGACGATCCTACGGCAAATTCAACAAGCCAGGATTTCACTGGGCAGTACTTGCAAACGTCACGCAGGAAATAACGCAGTATTCGGTTTGTCGGCTTGAAGGCGAGCGACTGGCCGTAGCCGAGTGCGTCGTGCATCAGCCAGGCAACCCTTTCGTCAATGGAGCCCAGGTTCGGCACATAGCGGTCCACGATTTCAGGGCCGCTGCGTCCGTCAAATATGAAGCCGGCCAGGGTCTTCACGTGGAGGGTGCCGACGTCGGTCTTGACGACAAGGTGGATTGGCTTGTCCAGGTTATAGCGGCGGGCTTCCTTGCGGGTGGTCTCCAGCCCGGCGAGGCACTCGCGACCGGGTTCGCTGTCCACGAATTCGTAGGACAGGACCATCTTCATCTTCATAGGTTCAATAAGGTTGCGTTTCATTATCCTTCCCTCTTGAGAATGTCTTCAATAGTTTCGCACGGTTCAACGGGCTTATCCTTGTCATTTACGGACAGGAACTTGCCAAGAGCGACGCCGACGGCGAAGCATGCGAGGCAAGCGAACACAATAAAAAGCAGCAATGGAAAGTCTATCATTTCTTGTCCCCGCTGCTGATGTTGATCTTGCCCTCGACAAGTAGCTTGATCTGTGTGGTCAGTTCCACAAGGTTCTTCTCCACGCCGCTCATACGTTCCGTGATCTCCTTGTTGGATGCCTCCTGACGAGCGTCAAGGCGGGCTATCGCCACCTCCTGCGCCTGGATGTCCTTTTGGTTCAACGAGGCCTGGTAGCAGCCGTAACCTCCAAGGATCAGCGACAGGATTGCAACGGCCGGGAAAAGGCCGTACTTTTGAAAAAAAACACCGATTGATGTAAACAGGTTTTCCATTAAAACTCCTTTATGATCATCTTTTAGCAAGGCCAAGTCGCCCAGGTACTCTCTCTGTAACCGACAAAAAAATCAAGGATTCTGAATTTTAAATTTACGTTAGTTCTACCCAACCCAAATTCAATAGCGGGTAGAGAAAAAAAACCGACTTCGTTTGGTAAAACCCTTATCGCGTTTTTTCCCATCAAACCAAAATCAACCGGCACAATAGGATTGCAAACGCATAGGTAGATGTCCATTTCTGTACCATCAATTGTGCGAGTGCCCAATTTAGTCTTTTCAAAAGAAGGTTTTACGTAGTAAGGCAAATCGCCTTCCGGGGCAACCCAGTCTCGGCTCTTCCAGCTATTAGGATAATTTTCGTCGTAATCTTCATAAAACTCCGGAGATGACTTTGAAAGGTCACTACTGCTGAATAAACAATTGCCCATCCCAGTAGGTACAACATAGTTCTTTGAGCAAGCGACAAGAGCAATCATATCAATGCCTAGTCCGACATAAGGCTTGTAATCGGAGCTTGTCGGATAGTTGAATTTAAAACCATAAAAACCACCCATTGTCGTATCGTGGTAAACTCCAAAATCTCCCTGTGAAAAAAGGAAAGGTCCATACGCACCTTCAACGAGATCTATCCATCTTTTTGTTCCGGAAGTGTAATGCGGTTTAATGTGCCACCTGGGACCAAACATCACTCCGTATGGAAATGATATAAACAGAGCTATTTTACCGGAATCAACTTTATACGGTCTCGCACCAGAGGAGTTGTGGCCAAAAACGCACAATCCGGATCCATCGATATTGGAAACGGAAGATATTTCTCCACTACTATTTGTTTTGACTGTAACCTGGAAATCGTCTCCATATTTGTACGCGGAAAAAACGTCTCCGGAGGGCTGGAACCAATGCTTGTTTACGTCAGTAGGTCTTGATGTCCAACCTTCTATAGTAAGGTCTCCGGAGACGACTTTAGCAAGCCTATATCCGATTGTGCTATTTGCATCCTTTACCAAGGGAATAAACCTTTTAATCCCGTCTCCATTTTTTACGAACATCATATCTTAAACCCAGTAAATCGTATTTGCAGAAGGCGATGAAGGAATTGAACCGGTAAAATCACCGCTCATTCCATTCCAGGTTGACGCATTGACGCTTGTGCAAGCCTTTAAAAATCCGGACGCTTCTACGAATACAGGATTTGAATCACTACCGACAGCGCTGCCCACATTCATTTTCATTACGCATCCTTCTACGTTATCACCGGAGACTAAAGTTGCTGCATTATATTCGGCGTTCTCCTCAGAATTACTGATAGTTAAATCTCCAATATTCCCGCCGATTATTGAAACCATCATTTTTCTTGACGTTTGAGTCTGGTTGACTTTTATAAAAATTGAATCAACACTATATTTAATCGTGGCTTGCTTATCTTTTGAGGACGTACTCTGTGACGTTGTGTACAAATAAGACAATTTTGGTCCTTTAGTGAAAGCGCTTTCACTCCAGTTCCAGCCAACCATAAAAATTAAAGGCCATCCATCAGCTGCAACGGTTTGTACCAGAATGCTCGACAAGCCTGTTTTTTTTCCGATAGGCATCGTAATCTTCAGAACCTCGGTTGTTCCTAGATATTCAAAAAGCAGGTCTCCTCGGTCGCTCTGAAATAATTCTAGCGCCTCTTTGGCAATTATGTAATATTTGGTCATACCACCGGACGGATAAGACGTAGGTAGCGCATCCTGCTTGGCGTTCCACTTGGATGCGCTTGCGATACGTTCGTCGGCGAAGGTGCCTGACGAGATCTTGGATGCGTCCAAATTCGGTATTCTTGCAGAGTTAAACGTCCCGCTAGTGATTTTTGATGCAGAAAGGCTAGGAATACGTGCCGCATCAAAAGTCCCGCTAGTTACATCTCCTGCAGCATGGCTGTGAGCAGAAGGATTGTACTCGATTGGTGTGTTTTTTACTTTATTCCAGTCAACTTTGAAATACTCATCATCTACTGTCCACTTACAAGAACCATCTTGCTTTTTAGATATGCAAACCCAGATATAAGACTTCTCGTTATAACTCACAAGAACTGGAGAAGCCGCAGTGCTAAACCATATTTGCGTAGGAGTACCGCTCTCATCAAATTCTGCAACATTAGAGAAAGGGATAAAGTACTTCAATGTACTTCTTGGAGGAATAAAAGCAACACGAACTACGTAGCCGGATGCAATTTTTGCGAGAATTTCTAAAAAAGAATACGCCGAGCTTTCGTAATCAATAGTAAAGTAATCCTTCGCATTTGAAACGGCATTTTGACACTCGCTTGACAAGTCTGTTGCAGGGATACCCTCACTAGGCTTTTTGTAAAATGTATTCTTTATCTTTGTCCACAGCGCCGATATAACTGTGTTTAGAGCATTACTGCTTATTCTATCATTATCCGCTAATGCCATATATTTACTCCTGTCTTAAATCATCTGTAATTGAAGCCAACGTAGTTGCATCAGGAACAGCATATTCAGTATTAGTAGCACTAATAGTATTTCCGCTTATAGTGATGTTGCTGCCTGCAGTCAGCTTGTCCTGTTTTCCAGTCGCGTAGCCGTTCCACGCAGCCCTCTCGGCTGCCGTGATGTGCTTCGTGGTGTCGGCAAGGTGGGAATCGTAATTGCCGACCTTCGTGGCTGTAATCCCGGAGTTCACCGCCAGCAACTGGGCCTGGGAAAGACCTGTGTTGTTGATTACGTATTCAAAAGCCCACACAGGCTTGCCGCTTGCGTCCACGCCACCATAGCGGTACCTTGTGGTGCCTGCCACGTTGGACGTGTTCTTGTGGTCCTCGTCGGCGACCACGGTCGTGATGTCGTTCGTGTCCGGGGTCGTCTCCGCGCCCTGGTAGTAGAACTTCGTGGCCGACGTGAGGGCGGCGTGCGTAGCGAACGGGTCTCCGTTTGCGTTGCAGCCGAGGTAGCGTGCCTCCAGCCTCTCGCCGATGGCGTCGGCATAGGCCTTGTCGCAGAGGGGGTTGGACGCGCTCGCTGCCGTGGGGATGATGTCGGAGATGTCGTCCTGCTTGGCGTTCAGCTCTTCCTTTGTTGCATAAGACGACAAGTCGCTAGTGAGGGCCAACGTTCCTGAAGCGTCTGGAAATAACCAGTTTCTATTTTCAGTAATACCGCTGTTGCGGATAAGACCTATCAGTTGATTCCCGGAAGCGTCGTAGCGAATAAACCTTATTTGAGAGCCTTTTGTGTTGTCGGTTCTTCCACTTCCTATCTCAAGGATTGTACCATTATTGGAATCGGCATAGGAGCGAAGGTATGTTCTATATACAGATGTAGCCCCATCAGCTGATGCAAGAATATCTCGCCAGTTCCCATATTTTGCACCGATGTTTATAGTTGCTGCTTTTGAAGCCGTCGCAGCATTTCCTGAAATGCTGACATCAATGGTGCCGTCGCATTCTGTGAGTTTTCCCTGTGATGTTGCGTAGATAGGCTTCTTGGAGGACCCCACCGCAGTACCATGCACGATAGACGCATTTTTTCTCACATCAGCAGACGCCACAATCATGTCTTCAGCAGGAATCGTAGATTGGGAGACTTGCGTTGACAATACAGTTACACCGTCATTGCAACCTATAGGCTTTGCATTAAATTCAATCCATGTGCCGTTTTGAGCCTTGCTTTGAACATAAATGTCATACGTTCCAGTGACATCCGTCTTTGCAACAAGTATCTTGTTGAACCAGTGGTTTCCACTAGGGTAATAGTCCGAACCGGCTATTTTTGTACAATCAATGCAACTACTATTCCACGCCGGATTGTGGGAACTGTTGTCAGGAGGTGTCGCTATGTTTACGACATAAGTCGATGAGTGTTGGTCTGCAAACGAGCATTGTATAGCTATGGAGATATACCTTCGTGCTACGCCGAGAGCAACCGTTGCAATCTTAAAGGCATACCAGTTGTAAGTGCCAACGATTTTTTTACCAAAATCCTGCTTTGTATCAAGCGCGGTATTCACCACCTTGTTCTGCACGGGGTTGGTACTGGTGCTGCTCAACGCGGAGTCGACGGACGTGAATGGCTTCCCGCTCACGTTGTCCCACTTGGCTCCTATCTCGTGCTTTACGCCAAGCTTGTCCTTGATATACGTTACAATAGACATTCACAAAATCCAGGAGAAAAAGGTTTCTAGGAAAGTTCCACGTAGTAGCCGTCGTCGTCATTGCCGACGGAAAGGCCGACGGTACTACCCATTGGGGTAAAGCCAAGCGCATCGGTCACGTTCTTTGATGTGATTTCACCACGGATGGTCGCAGAGGACTTGTTCTCCACGTTCCCGAGGCCGACGTCACCCTTGGCAAGTGCTGCACCGAGGACAACGTGGCCCTGGGCATCCATGCCGACCTTCTTTGCCGCTGCGGTAGATGCAGTGAACGAAGGATGGGTGTACACCGTAGTCTCGGTCCCGTCTATCTTTATCTTGCCGTTGGTGGTGCTTGCCTCCACCTTGTTCGCACCGGAAGAAACGCCCTCAAGCTTGGAGTAATGGTCCTTGCTCATGAGGCCGGCCTGGCTTGCGGAAGCACTCTGCACGGTCTTCTTGGTGGCGGTTATCTCGCCGTTGGCGTTCTGCGTGATGGTCGCGATGAACGTGACGCTGGTGCCGCTTGCCGTCGGGTCGTTCTTGGCCGTCTGCGTGGTCTTGTAGTTGCCTGCCGGTTGCTTGGCGTCCCAGGCGTCAATCTTGGCCTGCGTGATATTGTCAAGCGCGGATTTATTGCTGTGCGTGTGGTGGATGGTCGCGTCGCCGCTGACCTGGCTGTGGTCGTAGGCGGTCTTGCCGCGGTCGCCACGATATGCGGTTGCGGAGGTCTCGCCAAGGGCGAGGCTCTCGCTGATGACGACGTACTGGGTGCCGCTCCAGCGGTATGTCTTGGAGTCGGTAAGGTTGACGTAGATTTTCCCGCTTACGGCTGTAATCTCGATGGTGTGGGCGGCATCCTGGTAGAACTTGCCGTTGTAGAGGTAGCCTTCGATAACGTCGTCCACATAGCCGGGCAACTGCGACGCTGGAATCTTCGCGTCGGAGTCAAGGGTGGCGAAGCCGTTTGCGACACCTGCCTTGGCAGAATCCACAGGCGTGTAGCCGAGTGCGTTGGTCACGTTCGCGGACGTGATTTCGCCGCGGATCGTGGCGCTGCTCTTGTTCTCGACATTGCCAAGGCCAATCTGCGACTTGGTCACCTTGTGCGGGTTAGTCTGGTCGTTCTTGTGGTTTGTAAGGGCCGTATCGGCTGCGATGGCAGCGGATTCGATTGCCGTCTTGACAGCCGAGGAGTACGGGACGTTGGTTGTCGCCCCGGAGAGCGTGCTTTCGTAGGCGTTGACGTCTGCATCACCGAGGGTGTGCATGTTGCCGTTCTTGTCCTTGAGCCTCTTAATCTTTGCCATGTTAGGTCTCCATCATGAAAAATTCTACAACGTCTGAATCCACCTTCATGTCGAGGTGTTTCTTCGACATCTCTCGCAACTTGTCGTCCACCTGTTCCTTGGTGTACGCGCCGACCTGCTCGGCAGTTACTTCGTGAGGATTGGAGTGGTCGGAGGTGTGGGACTCTATTGCGGCATTGACTGCCTTCGTCTGTGGAGCAGATACACTGGAGTCGTTGAGAGCCGCGTCGTAGTCTTCCTTGTAGGCGACGTTCTTCGTTATGTCGCCGAAGGTCATCGTACCCCAGTTGTCCTCTTTCGTGCCGTAATTGTGACCGAACTCAAAGATTGACTTGACCGTTGCCGTAGACGTATAGTCTACCTGCATGAATGCGGCGGTACCATTATCGGATGCATCACGTTTATATATTTGGAATCTAGCCCCAACCTTTGCGCCGGAGTCCGTCTTTCTTCGTACACCGACAAACTGGGAGTTGATGTTGTCAAGGTCGCCAGCAAACACGGAGCCGTTGGTGCTAAAACCTGTCTTGTTTGCCGCAGCCGTAATCTTGGCCACTATCGCGCCATTGTCATACTTGGTCTGGTCACCACCTGCCGTCTGTACGGTAAGCCTTCCGGTCATTGTGTCCCCGGTCTTCTTGACGTAGCCTGCAAGGTCTGTAGACTTTGCTGCCCCGATCTGCTCCGGGGTAACTCCATGAGGATTGGTCTTGTCTGCTACGTGTTCCGCCAGCGCGCCGCTGATAGCCTTTTCCCTCGCCTCCGCATCCACAATCTTGTCATACTGGGACAAGTCTATTTCCATTGTGCCGATGAGGCTCCATGCAGTACCGTCGCTAATCCACTCCTCGTATTGGTCTCGAACTTCGGGGTCGGTACTTACCTGGACGAGGTAAATCTTGCCAAGCTGTGCCTCGCTTGCCTCCGGTTTCTGCTGACCGTATGGCACGACAATGTAGCCGGACCAGTTGCGTATAAATCCGTCCACCTGTTCCTTCGTGTACGCACCGACCTGTGCTGCTGTTACCTGGTGGGGGTTGTTCCGGTCGTTCGCATGGGCGGCGAGTTCTTCCTTCTTGGCGTACTCGGAGAGGTCGATATCAATAAAGCTACCCCATTTCTCTCCATTCCAGATAACCGCGTCATTCGGGCCTACTGGAATGCGGGAACCGTCCTTGTTGACAAGGACGCCGGAGTCCTTGACGCCATAGATGCCGCCGAGTTCAGGAGACTGCAGGGCGTTAAGTTCCGCGACGGTAAGGTTCGCGACCCAGTGGATAGAACCGCCGCCATGCTTGATTGCCTCCGCGATTGGTTCGGCAAGGTTGGCCATGGCCTTTTCGCGGGCGTCGTCGCCCTTGAGCAAGGCATTAGCTTCGCCCTTGTCAATAAGACCTTTGACGAGCGCTTTCTCCCAGTCCAATGTCGGAAAGTCAGCCATTGTTGACACCTACCAGACCTTGCTCCAGTACGAACCGTCATATGCGTAAAAGATAGACTCGCCTACAGCTACAACAACAACGCCGATGTCAGAAGATGGTGCACTGCTATAACGAAACTCAACAGGGTGACCGCACTTATTGCGAACCATTACAATGTCGCCTTCCAGCGGATTCGCATCCAGAATTTGAGATCTGATAATCGTACTAGGATCTTTCAATTCGGCCTCGGTACTGGCATCGACGAACGGAAGCCGGATAAAGCTCTCGGAACGGGCGCGGATAAAGGAGCCGCTAGCAGCATTGATGAAGCCCTGAACCTCTAGGTCCCCGGAAACCCCCATATCGTTTTGGACAATGGTCTTTACACGGACACGACATTCTTTATCATTCACGTTGAGACTTGATCCTACATCGAGGAACTTTCCGAACTTACCGGAGGATCCAATGACCTGGTTTGTTTCAACATTTCCAATACCTATTACGGTCTTGGTTTCAGTTCCTTCTGCGCCATAAGAAACACCTTCACTGTCAACAACAAACTTATAGCCATCTATTTCAAACGAAAGCCCATCATTACCAACATGAAGCGTAACACCATTTCCATTGGCATATCTCAAATAACCTTCATGTACTTCAAACACAAAGGCACACAAAAAACGAATGAGTTTTGTCGATATATCATACGTTTCTCGGTGTTCGCCAATTCCAGAAATAGATCCCAAAATACCTTGAATACCATATTTTCGGATATATTCGATAACACCATTCAACACCTGTCCATCATCATTTTCAGACAGAGCCATTCCAGCCCGTTCAACGATGTTGCACAGTTCTCTCTGGATGGTATTGAACCACTTGGCATTCAAACGGGTGGCATTGATGCCAGCACCCGGATTGCCATCGACAAATTCTCCACCTACATTGTATTGTCCATCAATCTTATGCATAATCTTTCCCCTTACTTATACAGGTAAATGAATTTGACGTGAGCTAGCTTGTCAAAGTCGATTGCGCTTTCAAAATTTTCGTTCCACCAAAACGACAGGTAATCATCGCAAGCCGAATTGCAGTCAAAGAAAGTCTGCTCGATTTTACTATCATGAATTTCGATCATGACGTACATATATGCGTCTTCGCCAAGATCTTTGACCCAATCCGGGAAACGGTCGGGCTGCTTCCAGTATTCAACGACTTCGGCATTCAAGCCAAACAGATCAATGATGCTCTGGAAATGAGGAACAGTGCTTCCGCTTCTGGCTCGCGCAATGCGATAGATTTCCGCCTTCGCCTTTTTCTTGTCTACATCGTCTTTAAATTCAAGACCTTTTCTGGGCAAGCCCAATTCGTCATTCCAGGCGGCAACCGCCTTGGTACAAGCCGGAGAGGAATTCACGAGCAAATCGGCAAGGGAATCCCAAACATTACTGATTCCTGCAGCTACCGATTCCAGCAGTTTCTGCCAATTCGTTTTTTCGGAATCAACGCTAGTCCACTTGAAATTCCAGATGAAGCCACGCGGCAAAAGTCCCTTGAGCATCTGGGCAAACTTGGCAATATCTTCTTTCTTCGTAGTCTCTTTATCACCGCGAGAAGGGAAACGATTAACCGGCATCAGGTCCCTGGAAAGAACAATCATCGGAATTTCTAGGGATTCGTCACCCAAGCTGACTGAAACCGTATAGGTTCCTTCTGCAGGAACAGAGAACACAATCCTGGAATCATCAACTTCAATCAGGTTCCTTGCGCTGCGTTCACCATCTTTAACGACTTCCACAGCGCATTGAGACGTAAAGCCAACTCCCCAAAGAGTGGCTTCACAGCCTTCAAACGCAATTATTTTGTCTATCGTAACAATCATTACTCACCACTAGACAAATTGATTCGAGATTCATCAGAACCGAATCCAACAACTTCTGCGACGTAATTGGAATAGTTTTTCGGATCTTCCGGAACGTCCAAATTCAATTCAAAGACATTCACAGACTGGGCCTCTCCACCCACATATTTCTGTACAGATCCGATAGAGAATTTTTCAGCGCTAGAATTCGCCAGCACGTAAACACGCACATCATCGAAACCTATTCGACTGTCGGGCCCATACTGTTGCAACACGGACCTCAGGGCATTTCGAACGGATTCCTGGACAGCATCGTTAAACGGGGCTACGGTAGCGTTAATCAAAAACTTGACAGGGGTCACGGAAATCACGCGAACATCAGCAGTCACCACACGGCGTTCAGGAGAGTTGACGTATGCGCGAACTTCTTCTACCTGGTCATCATCAAGTCTTGCAGAAGAATCGTTTGCAAAATTTGCGCAGGCAACAATAACGGTATTGATTCTCGGATAATTCGACTTTACGAAAGCCTTGGTTACAAAATTAAACCGTTCAGCCCACTGTTTGTAATCGTTGGCAGAGCCACCCTGCGGAGGATTCTGGACCCTGTTCAAAAGGCGTGCGCGGTATTCTTCAGCGGTTTCGCCCCAATATTCCACCTGACCATTGACAACAACTTCGAAGAATTTACCGCCAACAATACCAGGAGCTACAACAACAACTTCGTCATCAACTTTATCTGGAGTCGAGTCTCTAAACTGAAGCTTTGTATCTGCAGCAAGGTTCCAGGCGTTTCCGGCAACAGAAGCCACGACACGAACTTTGCCATCATTAGCAACATCAGATTCGCTGATAGAGTAATATTCGCTGCCGGTCAACGGATCAACGAAATAGGTTCCGGCCGGAATTTTTACGGAACCACTTCCGCTAACAGCCAGCTTGACATAGCCTGTAGCATAAACAGGAGGCTTGTGCGGCATGGCGTATTCTGCACCAAAACCATCCAGGGCATCAATATCGCAAGTCTTCACAAAGCGGTTGCGCCACACCTTTTTCTGCATAAGAACAAGCATATAAAGGGCGGCACCAATGACGCGAGCAAGTACCTTCAAGACAGCCTTGCGTAGCACAGGATTTTTGCCGTCATAAAAGTTCGCGGCCAGCTGCTGTTCAACATACAGCACAAGTTCAGACAGGCTCTTAAATTCCACGGGTAGCCTCCCAATTCAGTTCGTAGGCAAAACTGGATTCACCGCCATCGGGCTTAGAAATAACAACGTCAATTACAACGAAATCGTCTTTGAAACGCGCGGAGCAATTCACAGATTTTGCAATACCGTCTTCAATCATCCATTGCAGCGCTTCTTCGGATTTCTTTTCAACATCACGAAGAGTTCGCTCATCACCCTTAGAAGGAAACGATTCATAAAGATGGCTGCCAAGCGTACCTTCCGAATCCAGGGCGTCACCCCACCAACCACCACGAGCCGGTTCCAGGTTAGACACTACATTGTCCAACGAGCTTTCCCTGGCAAAAGAACCAAGAGAAAGCAGCACGGCGTTTTCAAGGCCGTCAGTAGTCAAAAGGTCCGTCGAATCAAAATCCAGATCGCAGGATCCATCTTCAAGAAGTTTCAAACGCAAATCGCTCACACTGCGAAATTACAATGTGAGCGAAAGAATTAAAGATTTTTTGACCATCTTTTTTACGGTGACGCCGGAGTAGACGTAGGAACAGCCGTAGGACCAACCGCAGACGGATGGACATGCATACTGAGATTATAACAGGGAGCGCCAACTTCCGAAAATTTTGCAGAGACTTCACTTGTCGCACGAACATTCCCATCCACAATCAGGTCATTCTTGCACTGAATTTCTTTGCCTGTTTCGCAAGCCAACACAATATTACCATTTTCGTCAAGCAAAATGGTTTGACCATAGGGCGAATGGACAAGTACTTCGCCAGGCTTCAAGTCATTCGCCTTAGACATATCCGACCCATCTCCATGTGTAGCAATAACTACCCCATTGTCGCGGGAGCCACCCAGGAACAAGGCAATGCCGGAAACATCCCCCTTTGGGCGGGAACTGAAGCCGTACTGTTGTACAAATTCCACGTCTCGGCGCTTTTCTCCAGCCACAAGTTCAATATCGGCCTCAAGGTCCGAAGAATTGTACTTGGTTGCAAGCACCACGCAGCGGCCGATCATCAGGCGCATTCGATTGAAAATCGGTTCCAGAAGGTGGTCAAAATTCATCCCTTAACCGCCTTCTTAATAGAGTCCCACGGGCTTTTGGCAACAGTCTTCTTTTTCTTCGTTTCAGGCTGCGGCAAATAAACATCCGGAGAAACCAGAACCAAATCCGTGGTTTCGCCACCGTCTCCCCAACCGTATTCCACAGAAGAAACCAGCAAGTCCACAGGTTCTTCCACGCACAAATCCGGAGCAGAGAACGAACACATTATTCCGGGAGCCCAGACGCCACCTTCGTGAGACCAGCCGTGAACAGAACACCTGAACCCCATAGATTTTGCCTTGCGAATGGTATATTCCCAATCGGCTCTCGCTTCCACGCTTTCTTTCTGGGTGGCGTTAGAATCCACAATCAACAGCGGGCGGTAACGGCCAACGTCATTGTCTGTCTTTACGGCCTTGACCTTGCTCTTGGCTTTGCCGGATCCATAGACGTAGTAAGCGGAATAACGGTCGTTGATGGAGAAATCCACCGAAGCGCTCATCAGGTTTACGCCCTGTTTCAGTTCAGGGCCACGCGGGCAGGCAGAAGGCTTCAGCAAGTAAATCTGGCCAAGCCCATTGGAGCACGGAACGATTCCGCGTTCCTTGCAAAGCTTTGTCATGGTCTCCAAAGCCTTTACGCCAGGATCCACAGAGAACTTCTTGAGCGGTTTGCCCACATCAACGCCCATTTCATTCTTGAAGAAAAGACCGAAGCGGCCGCAAATGTCGGAAATAATCTGGTCCAGAGCCTTGTTCTGCCATTCCATAGGATTATCGACGCAGCAATCGGCAATGTCGCAACTGATTTCGCTTCCGGAAACAGAGAACGTATGGGAGCCAGCAGAAAACGAAGTGGAAAATTTTTCCACATAGCCCTTAATGACGGTAGTTCCATCGACCGCAATTTCCACGGAGTCGCCAGGGAACAACTTGACCACATTCCCAATCGGGTCGCGGGCAACCAGGTTCAACGAAAACGATGCTGCAATATGGTCCAGGGAACGGCTGATCTTTGCGCCGGTCCAGTACGAAAACTTTCTGCCATTAGCAAAGACTTCAATCATTTGGAAAGCACCTTCAAGGATTCACGGTTGATTACCATCGGGTCAAAGATTCCGTTGCGCTCGATGATTTCTTCCAGTTTGTCAAGGTTACCGTAGCAATCATAGCAGACGGTAATGGCATCGCGGGACGCAAGCAATGGCAAATCCACAATCACTGGCAACTTGGAAACTTCTTCGCGAATGTACTTGAGCGCCGTCGATTCCATATCGGCAAGAGCCATGTAATCGTCAACGGAATCCACCTTGTTTCGCGCACGTTCGAAAGCTGCAGCAAAGCGGTCATGAACATCATCCAATTCCTGGGAACTGGAGAAACTACACTCTACAACGCTCTTTGTGGCCATGGCAGCAGCAGACATCAACGCCATGCGGCGAATCATGTCAGACAAAGAATCTGCAACCATGGACCCACCGTCAAATTCCACGGAGTCCATCAAGACAAGAGATTCGTTGACGTAATCCACGAACCCGCCACCAAGCCCAAACGTTTCCTTGGTCATCGTGAACAAGTCCTGGAACCTTGCTGCAAAATCCCCGGGAGTCTGCAACAGTAAACCGATGTTAGAACGGATGCGGGAAATCTCATTAACAAATCCGGAAACATCACGCATAGTTTGGCGAGCGGACTCAACAGCATCCAGGGCGGAGCTGACTGCACTAGACACAGAATTGATGGTGTTCCTCGCCTTCTGCAGAATGTTGAAATTCTGCTTGAAGCTGGAGCTGGAATCCTCAAGAGCCTTTTGAGCCTTCATTGTGGCCTGACCCTTCAGGTCAACAACAGAGCGAGCGGATTTTTTCGGATCCACTTCCGGAATAAAAGTCACTTCACCGGTGACATATTCCTGGACGGCCGTGGTATAGGTGACTGTATAAGGACCGCAGCGGACCTTGAACTTGCCGTAGTACGGATGAACCAGCTCAAAGGCACCTTCGGTATTGAAGGCTTCTTCCAGATCAGCAAGTTTTTTGTTGACATCAGAACCGACCAGATAGAACTTCATCGGGAACTGACGAAGAATCTTGCCCGTGTCCTCATTGACGTGCTGGTTGGTAAACGGCAACGCGGCGCTTACAATGTTTCGGCCACCATTCGATGTAACTTCTTCAACCAGGAACGGAACGCCGTTGTAAGATGCGCCAACGCACTCAATTTCACCGGCGACAGTCTGGATAGTCACTTTCTCCAGAGAGTCTGCATATTCATAGCGGAAAGTTCCCATTATACAGCTCCTGCAAGGGTGTAACTACGAGACCAGTCAAAGTCGCCCTGAGGAGGCGGCGTAATGTTTGTACCACGCGGAACGTTGTTGAAGTCCACCGCGAAACGGTTGGTGGTTACGGAATAGGACTGCTGCACAGCAGAAGCAATCTGGGATGGAGCGGCCGGAGAAGTGGAGCCTCCATTCGGACCTTTTCCGGAATTGGAATCACCAAACAAATTTCCAACTAAAGGAAGACTCTTTAGCAAATCCTTAACCGTACTCACAGCAGCCATGGCCCCCGTTTTAAACCCATCCCACAAATCACTAAACGCCTGCGGAAGCGCGTCAATAAAGTTCAAAATCGGATCTACGAAGATGGACTTGAAACCATCCCACAACCACTGAAAATCTGCAATAGCCATGGCGACCCAATTTTTTACAGAATCGATACAATTGTTGAAGAATTGCTTTACACCGCCCCAAACATCATCAACGATAAAGGATTTAAGCATATCCCAGTTATCGCGAATTTTAAGCACTACTCCACCCCACAAAGCGACTGCCGCAACAACAAGACCAATTCCTAGTAATACAGGCCCCGATATAACAGTTACTAATCCCGCAAACCCAGCTACGATAGACGACAAGAAAGGAAGCACCGCAGCCACAGCCACCCCAAACGCAGCAACACCTGGACCTATAATATCCACAAATCCAACAATTGAATCCAAGATTTTCGGGATTTTCGGAAGATTATTCTTTACAAATCCAACAACAACCTTAGCTATATCAGAAATCGTTTCCTTAAGTTTATCCCCGTCTTTGGACTCAAAAAAATCTTTAACAGAAGCAAACAGTTCCTTAAAAACAGGAAAAAGGTCGATAGCAATAGCTGTTTTCATACTTTCAAATGATTCTGTGACATCTTGCAAAGAGTCTTCAAAATCCTCTGCAGCATGAGCAGATTCTTCATTAAAAGCAGCTTTATAATTAGCAACATAATCTTTTAACGCAGCACCGCCATCTTTGAATAGTTCAGAAACTTTCTGGCCACCTCTTCCAAAAAGTTCCTGAGAAACAAAAGCCTTCTGCTCTGCTGAAGAAAGCTTCATGTAACCATCAGCAATTCCCGCGATCAAATCAGAAGATGTAGCGAAATCAGAAACCTTTTTTCCGCCCAGCATGGCGTCAAACATTTTCAAAGATTTCGCATCACCCGATTTAGCCTTACCAAGATTGACATTGAATTTTTTCAACGCATCATCCATTTCAACAATGGACATTCCAGAATGTTGCGCAGCAGAAGCGAACGCCTGGTAATCGTGAACAGATAAACCCACCATTCTCGATGTTTTTGCGATTCTGTCACCTTTAGAGGCATATTTGTCAGTAAAATCAAATACACCTTTAATTTCCTTGTACAACCCCTTGACCGCGCCAATGGTATTGTTAACTAAATTTCCCACAGCAGCAAAACCCTGAATGTCTTTCAGCAAATTCGTTTTATCTTTCAAATCACTGATGGCATTCGATGCTCCAACTGAAACTTTTGTCAAATTGCCAATGTCGCCAACAACGGTGTTCATAACACCTTTGTTATAATTAAAACCAAGTGCAATATTAATAAGACTAGCCATGCAGTAACTATAACTACATGGCTACCAAATATTCAATTATTTAACCATCTTTTTTAGGAAGAAGGAGGAGAGTAATCGTAAACACTGACATTTCTGGAGCCAACCTTGACAATTACATACACCATAAAACTAAAAGACGGAACCACATTCACAAGAAGCACACTCCCGGCGGTATCAAGCACGGTAAGTACACCATGATAGGACAAAACGGAGATTACAAAGCCAAGAACGAAAGAAACTGCAAAAACAAATCTGCTAACAAATATGCTAGATTCATTAAATTTCTTTTCATTCCAAAGCATATAGCCATAAAACGGAGCGAAAGAAAGAGCGAATACAAGAAATTCATCCGTAATAACTGGAACAAGAATTCCGAGTCCGAAAAGAACCAACGGAAGAATAACACTATGGAAATCCACAGTCTTAACCACATTCACGTTATATGTCTTTTTTCCGTTTCTCATGTCCATAATATACATCTTTCCAATGACAAAATTTTACATTCTAGTAAAAATTTTGGTAAAACTACAAAAGAAGTATATTCCAAATTGGAACGTAGAAAGCCGGAGGATTTCTCCCCCGGCTTAGTTTGTCCCTATCATGAAGATAATCACTTGGCGGTCTTCGGTTTTTTCCCATTCACGGTCTTCGGATTTTTCCACTCCAAGAACTTCAGAGCCTGTTTCACGCTGAAGTCAAACCCTTCTGCATCCAGATTCATAATCTGGTCGTAGGGCCAATGGAAAACGCCTGCAAGGACCGCAAATCCGTCGTCGAAGCCTAAGCCTCGCCACCGGCTAAAAAAGGCTTTGCGATGGCTCCAATTTCTCGAACATCTCGGGCGTCCATGTTAAGCACAGTATTTTCGCTCAGGCCAGTGGCAGCAACCACCAGGGCAATCATGGCGGAGCCTTCCCCACCGGCGTTACCGATAGCCTTCACGTCTCGGCCTGTAAAGGATTCCTTGACGGTTACGGTTTCAATCTTTTCGCCGTTCACCTTCTGAACGGGAACCATCAGCGTATAGTCCATATTTTTACTCCTTTTATGGATTGTTGAAATAAGCCGCGCCCAGGATTCGAACCTGATCCAAATGCAATCGCAATCCTCAAACCTCTCGCAAATGGCACCCACGACGCGCGGAGATTTGCCCCGCCTTAGCGGGGCGCTTGCCAGGTATTTCTACCCAACAAGGCGTCAGGTTTACTTCTGTTCCTTAGCCGGAGGGCCCTGGAATTCAAAGGAAACTTCGCCTTCTTCGCCACTTTCGCTCGCCACAATACTGAAGCAGGCGTGGTCCAGAACGACGGTCTTGCCGTTGGGCTTCTTCACGGTGACGGTCGCATCCTTGAGCTGCTGGAGTTCCACCAGGTCAAGGCTGTTGGTATCGGTAATGGTTCCAGAAATCTTTCCGGGGTTATTGCCGACGACCTTGTAACCGTGCAGGCGACCATCGGGACCCATAACGGGTTCGCGGGTAGGTCCGCCAAGTTCAATGGTGGGCTGGCCCTTCAGGTTATAAAGGACGCCGTTCACCTTTAGTTCGAACACGCCACCAACATCATCAAAATCTGCCATCTTCGACCTCCTTAGTCAAACTGGATCTTGGACTTGCCAACGAAGAATTGTTTAATGAGATGAGCCGGAATGAGGAACTGCATTGCATACGGATCATCCGGGTCAAGATTTACCACGAGATTTGCAGCGAAGTCTTCGTAGTTCTGCACCAGGCCCTTTTCCATCCACAGCTGGTAACGGCTCAAGAGTTCTGCCTTGCCGAGTTCCGGAGTCATCACCACCTGACCGGCGCCAAACTTGTTGCCATCATCGGCAAGCTTTGCGTTCGGGTACTTGACAGCCAGATAATTGTTCCAATCCCAGCGAAGGTAGCTGAGAGTCATCACGGTTTCGAGCTGCATGTAGGCGGTATCCTTGGCACCTGCAGCGTTCTTCTTGTAGGTGGTCACGATACGCTTGGTGTACACGGAACCATCGTCAGAAGATACCATCAGGGCGCAACCAGCCTTGAGCAAGGCGTTGTTGCCTTCCATGCCTTCGCGGTCTTCGGGCTTGGGAGCAACAACACCAGCAACACCCCAGTTGGAGAGAGGACGTGCAGGATCGTTGAGAGCCTTGGGAGCCACGCAGCCAAGAAGTGCAGAAGCCTTTTCGTAACCGGTAGTCGGAGACTTCGGGAGAGCTGCAAGGACGATAGCCTTGGAGTCGGTAACTTCACCACGACCAATGAAGTCGGTCAGTTCCGGGATACGGGGCTTTTTGTCAGAAGTTTGACCAGCGTTCAGGGAGAAGAACAGAACACCGGTCTGCTGGACGGTAGCCTTCCAGCGTTCATCAAGCATTTCCTTGATGTAGTTCACATTGTCGGGTTCATCGGAGCCAATCACGATGGCATTGAACCAGGTACCTTCGCAGGTAGCCTTGACCAACGCATCTGCGTAAGACGGGTCTGCACCGCCGTTTGCCATGTCAACCTTGACAATGGACAGGCCTTCAGGGAGGAATTCGCCCTGGTTATGGTTCCAGCGGATATCGATGCCGTTACCATTGGAGCCGCCATTCTTAGCCTTGATGGTGACAACCGCACCGGAAACGGTCGCAGTCACGGGGAGATTTTCCTTGGCGTTGATAGCGTCAGAACAGCCCTTTGCAATGTCGGCGGCAGAATCGTCGATATTGACATTCACGGCACAAGCCTGGCCAGCAATCATCAAGCGCACGGCACCGGAGACCTTCATCTTCGGCACTTCTTCTTCGCCCGCAACGGAGAAGGTCAAAGTTCCTTGAGCCTTTGCAGCATTTCCGTCGGCAATGGGCAAAGCCCAGAGTTCGCTGTTCTTGGTGTTCTTACGGAACGCCTTGATCATCAAAGCCAGCTGGGAACCGTAACCGAAAGTAGCATCGGCCTGTTCGTCGCTGGTAATGCGGGTAAGAGTACCGTTAGAGCTCATCTTGGAACTGAGCGGCTGACCGATAATCAGGTTCTTCCAAGGCATTGCACCAGACTTTGTGGCGTTCGAACCATCGAACTCCGTAGCAAAAATCGGCACAAGATTATCGGCGGGAATTTCAGAAAAAGAGATACTCATTCTTCAGACTCCTGTTCTTGTTCAATTTCGGGTTCAATCTTTTGAGGAGCCTTCTTTGCAGGCTTTTCGGCAACGGCAAGGTCACCACTTGCAATAAGGCGTTCAATGTAGCCGGTCACTTCGACGGATTCACCTTCGGCCAAGATCATGCGGTCTTTATCCGGAAGGTAAACAGGAGCGCCGGTAGGCTTTAAAAATTTTCTCACGATTCAGGCCTCAGCTTTGTTTCGAAATTCAATGCTTCGCCACCATCTGCAGCAACAGAATTTTTTGCGCGCAACCAGTCTCTCGTTGGAGCCGTCTTGTCAACGTGAATCGTAAACGAGACTTCAAAAGAAATCCTGGCAGACCCGCGGTCCGTTTCAGTTCTTTCTGGGTCAGAAAGATTGTTGGCGTAACTTCTGAGAACGCACTTGCTCACAAGACCTTCGTAAGGGCCTTTCCAGCTCTTGCAAGGGTCAATGACCGCAATAATGGCATTGGCGGTATCATCCAAAAAATCATTAAGGTCGGAATCGGAATCAACGCCTTCCAGGTTATCTTCACCATCCATAAAGGACCTGGCATAAACATCGATATTCAAATCGGCCTTGGCATAATAAAAACGAGGGTTAGTGGCCTTGTCGTCAAAACTCACGTTTGGAATATTGACTATCACATAGGACTCTTCTTCGGGCCAGATTTTCATCAGCCTTGAAGCAGAAACGTTTGAGCCTATGCCTTCGATATCAGAATCAATAAGAGTCTGCACGACGGCATGCCTAAAGTCTTTAATGCAGGTTAAAGTTCTTTCGCTCATTTCGTTTCCTTGAGTCTATAGACCACGACCCCGTCTTTTTCACTCACAAAACCAATAGCACCAAGTTTCACAGAAGAGTGAAACGGCGTCGAGCCCAATGTAAACACGTCATTCTTGCGGGGCTTGCTTTCTGGAAGGTCGGAAACTCGCACAAACAGACGGTGAACATGGGCAATCGCGCCAACATCACCAACGCTTTCGGAAGGGACCTCAGGGCTGTCATACAGCCCCTTGATCTCGTAGTTTTCACCACCGCGAGTCAAGGTAACGATTTCGCCGAATTCGTCCTCGTTAAAGAACGTCTCGGCAAGATCAGTCATGAGGTCATCCTTGAAAGACATTGTTAGTCACCAGCCTTGGCGTTGAGGTCAAGAACGGCGTAGCCGTCGGCCTGTTCCACAACCGGGAGCGGTGCAGACTTCACGACAAGAACCTGTTCGGACGGATCGTCAATTTCGAAGGTCTTGGAGAACATCTTGGAAGCGAACTTGCCACCCTGCACATCGTTGATGAGGCCGTAGTGGATAGTTGCACGCATCTGGTCGGAAAGGAGCAAGGCCTTGTTATCCGGAATAATCGGAGCACGACCGTCTGCGGTATCGTAGATTTCGTCGTAAGCCCAAATGCGGATGTTACCGAAGTAACCGAGGAAACGGGCGCCGTTGGAAATCTTCAGGTCTTCAGCGAGATTGCCGCCGACATAGTTACGGACGTCGAGAAGCTTCTGGACCTTGGTATCAGCGCGGAAAGCACGACCGAAAGCCTTACCCATCACAAGGTCGGTAGCCACAAGGCCAGAGTCAGCATTGATAATGCTAGAACCATCTTCAACCTTGGTAACGAAATCGGTGCTTGCAGAATAGATGTTGTGGGAATCCTTGAAGCCGAAATCAATTTCTTCGCCAACGTTACCACCGGTAGCATTCTTAAGCTGAATCTTACCGTTGATGAGGGCGTCTGCGGCGTACTTTTCGATGGTGCGCTGAACCTGTTCGGCAAGTTCGCGCTGGTCACGACCGAGAAGGTAAGCAGCACGTTCGGCGGGGCTGGACGGGCCACCGACATAAATAACCTGTTCACCTTCGTTACGCTTGAACATGGCCACTGCGTCAGTTGCACGCTTCAGGCTAATGTTGAAAGTTTCGAAGAACTTGGTAATGTATTCACCGCGAGCAGAAGCAGTGGCGGCAGCACCGCGAGCGACATACGGGGCAATCTTGCGGGTGCCCTTCAGGATATCGACTGCGATAGTCTGGGTGCCGTGAACTTCTTCACCGAAGAAACGGGTAGAAAGGAAGCGACCGCTGGGAAGATTCTCGATGAGGGCTGCGGTCAGTTCCTTCGGGTCGAGCAAATCAAAATTGGTAACAGTGTTTGCCATTTTGTACCTGATTGTTATTGGTTACTTTGCCTTGAAGGATTCTGCACCCTTACTGAATGCAGCCTTCATCATCTTCTTGAATCCATCCTGAGCGACGGAACCACCTTCAACGCTGTTTGCGGCAGCGGCTTCGGCTTCCAAACCCTTCTGGATAGCAAGCTTCTGTGTTTCAGAAAGTTCAGCCTCCGGCTTTGCAGACTTGGCTGCTTCCAAGTCAGCCTTGAGCTGAGCGATTTCTGCATCCTTTGCAGCAACGGTTTCGGCATTGGCCTTTTCCATTGCACAAACATTTTCCTGCATTTTGGTAAATGCAAATTCCTTAGCATCGGCAAGAGTCTTACCGCCGTCCACAAACGCAGTAGCGTCTTCTGCAATGTGGCAGGCTTCAAACAAGGCCTTCACATCGGAAATACTCTGCTTGTATGCAGCGATAGCATTCTTGGCGATTTCTTCTGCGGTAGGAGCCGCATTAGTCTGTTCTGCCATAGAGTTACCTCTTTTTTTGTTATTAGTAAATTCAATCGGATCAATGCCCTGAGCAAGGGCTGCGCAAATTTCGTCAAGGCTCGCAACGCCATCGGCAAGATGAGCATCAACAGCCTTCTGACCAATGAACACGCCACCCTTACCGTAATTGTTGGTCACATCAACGGCAGTAGTGTCGCGGTGCTTTGCAACAGCGCCAATAAACACTTCTGCAAGATCGTTCAGTTCCTGCTTAATAAGAGCAAGACCTTCGTCAGTATCTGGAGTCGGAGCCTTATCTGGACTCAAGTCAGAAACAACTACATCGAGATTGGATTCTTCATTCTTGTTGTAAGCACAAAGAACACCGATGGAACCGAGAGTTCCGTTGGAAGCAGTAAAAACCTTATCGCAAGCGGAACCAATCCAGTAAGCTGCAGAGCACATCAAGCCGCCAGTACGGGCGACAATAGGCTTTTGACCGCGTGCATTAAAAATCTTTTCTGCAAGATCAGCACAGCCAGAAACTTCGCCGCCAGGACTATTGATGTCAAGCACTACAGCCTTTACTTTGCGGTCGTTCATCACTTCGTCAAAAGCAGCCTCGATGGAATTGTAGGTATCCATCCCGAACCAGGCGGTAAACAAATCGGTACGGTAAGAAAGAGCGCCGTCAACGTGAATTACAGCCACACCGTCTTCGCGACGGTCAATGACGTTCGGGCATTCAGGTTCACCGTTTTCCTTGAATTCCCAATCAAAATTCACGGACGCAAGCTTTTCGGCTTCATCCTTACGCATAGCAAAGCGGGTAGCGAAAAACGCATTCATCTTCTTTTCGATTTTCTTCTTACTTTTCGCCATTTTCGTTTTCCTTTTTATCACCATCTTCAACGGTCGCCACACTCACACTTTCGCTCTTATTCACTGCACCTGGTTCAGCAAGGCCAAGACTTTCACGGAGTTTCTTTTCTTCGGAAAGCTCGTGAGCAACACGGTCATATTCACCGCCGGTAATTGCGGCAACAGCAGCAGAACGACTCATAAACTGTTCATCCACCTGCATCTTGATTGCCTGAGTTTCCCTGGTCGGGTCAAGCAAGAAGGCCGCATCACCAACCCAATCGCAGCGAGACCACATGGCTCGTTTCAACGGATTATCAAAACCAGGAGCCTTCACTTCACCAATCAAGATGGCATTGGTCAACCACTTTTCGTAAACTGGTTGGCAAAAGTCGCTGACAAAGTTGTGCTTAATACGGTTGAAAGTCTTCTTGGATTCAAGTAACGCTGCACGAACGGCATTGTAGCTGGAATTGAACTGTTTCAGCACGACCTCAAAAGAAATCCCAAGACGAGCGGCGCATTCACAGAAAATGGAGTCAACAAACGGCTTATAGTTTACATTCGGTCTGTTTGGGTTAGCTGGGTTAGCCTTGTAACCATTAGGCAATTCCACAATAGCACCCGGAGCCAATTCAATGGGCGCACTCGGACCAACATCATCAGACACACGCTGTTCTTCCGGAACATTTCCAACATCAAAACCACCGGCATCATCCGGATCATTTGATTCCAAGAATACGGTAAACATCGCACTCACTACAGCAGCAAGCAATTCCGCATCTTGATAGCGTTCCTGCTGCTTGATTTGGCTAATAATCGGAGCCAAAGCGCTAATTCCGCGACGCTGGTCAGTGCGATCAACGGTAAAGCAGTGAATTACATTGACATTTCCGAAAGCGTCAAATGCAGGAATACGAACCGTTTCAACCGCACTCGTGAAAGAATCCAAATTGTACGGTGGCCTACGAGTAAAGTGATAGGCTACAGGAGAACCAACAGAATCAACTTCAACGCCCTGGCTCAAACGTTCGCTTTCCATGATTCCAAACGGATTCTGGACTCGGTCACCTTCCATCAACTTCAATCGCAGTCCAAAGGCGTTGCCTTCGGATTTATACTGCGCAAGCGCAAAGCAGTCTCCAGTAATGTACTGGGTCTTCAACGCAAGATCTTGCAATTCGTGAAAATCGCACTTGTTTTCGGCATCACATTTCTTGGAGCCCGCCCAAAGACCAAAAAGGACCTGGACATTTCTTTCCCATTCCAAAGCCTGTTCCCTTGACATTCCCATTTGCTCCCAGGGAATTGCAGGGCGGCACTTCAATCCTGTGCCAATAACATTCGTATCAATGGAATTAATCAAGGCCCCAGCAAAACTGGAGTTCTGATAAAGGGCACGAGCACGGTACCCGATAAGCTGACGATCTGCAGAAAGATCGTAATCAGCGGAACCACGGCTCACCTGAAATGCCTTAAGGGCATCAGTAACAGTAGAAGCACCCTTCCAGGCAAGGCCACGATTCGAAAGTCGTACAATTTCGTTAGCCATGCGGAATAATACTCCTAATTCTTGGCCTACCATTGCTGGAACCGCGTTCTGCAGCTTCTAAACGGTTAGACCATTTATCCAAACCATTCTCAATTTCAGCAAGATTCGCTTTAGTCATGGAGCGACCGCCAATGGAATAGGACTGAGACTTCAGCACTGCAGAGAGCGCAGAAGTGTATTCATCCACCATTTGGCGGCACAACTCAATAGGATAAAGCGGGACACTTGCCATTCTGCATGGTAAGATAGCCCATCCACATCGGTAAATACGATTTTTGGACCATCTTTTTTGAAGACGGTCATTTTGGGTATTGACAGGCTATTTGGCAGTGGCTATAGCGTGCTTCAGCTGCTTATCGAATTCCAGGGGAAGTTCCCTCGATGCGATTTTCCGGACGATTTCCTCAAAGTCCCAGCGTTTCATCACCTTGGCAACAGGAACGCCAACGTATAGCCACTTCATTTGCTTGCGGTTGGACTTGTCGCGAATGGCAATAATGTCCTGCCCCTTCTTGTTTTTGATGTTCTTGAAGGCGTGGGGCGTGGCCACATGGGCCTTGGTCTTTTTGGGGTGGGCATCGGCATATTTAAGCAATGCGCCGGCGGTCATTCCACGCTTGATCCTACCGCTGGAAAGTCGAAAGTCCTTAAGGCCACCGTCTTTGATGGGAACCATAAGCACCATGGATTTTTCAGGTTTCTTGTCGCCACCCTTCGTGTTGATGTACATCCAATCATGCGGGAAAGAAACTTCTGCAACGGGATTTTCGCGGGTGCCCTTCTTGATCTGGACGCGTTGCGGCAATTTCGTATTGCGCACCGTAAAGGACTTCTTGAATTCCGTGGCAAGGCCAGGCTTTACTTTCTTGAAGGCGACTTCGTTCACCGCCTTAAAGGCCGCAAACCTAACCTGCTTCATGTCCTTCTTGATTTGGTTTTCAAGAGCCTTGCCCAACTTGTCCAAAGATACCGTAACAGAACTCATAGTTTCATTCCTCCCGAAATTTCTCGTATTTGTTTTTTCCTGCGGACGGGTCCTGCGCTCACGTTCCGGAGGAACTTCTTGCCGGCGGCAGCAAACTTGTCAACGTCAATGCCCGTCAACTGCAGAGCACCTCTGGCATAGTTTCGCTTATCCAGGGCTTCGTTTCGCGGGCGTATTTTCTTGTAGCCCCAAACCTGGCTACCCCTCACCCATTTCTTGTAGCGTTTTTCGGCGGTCAGCTGGGCAAAGAATTCCTTGTTGTATTCCTCGGGCTTGTTTGGGAAATGGCAGAATCCGGGGCCAGCCTGTTCAATGGAGAGCCAATCGTAGAACTGGTCCTTGGCAATATCCACGCCAACGGTCACAAGGGTAGCGTTATGCAGCGCACTCTTTTTTGTTCGCTGTGGACGTGTCACAAGGGGCCTGGCAAGGCCGCTCTTACCGACGCAGGCATAAACGTTTCGCCGTTCCCTTTTCGCGGTGTAGTTGTAAACATCGGCGGTATGGTGGCCACCTGAGTCTATAAGGGTTGCCGCAACATAAAGATTTTCATCAAACACGTTCCCATAGGGAGCCATCAGCACAGAATCCAGAGCCTCCCAAACAGCAGGCTCCGCCGGGTTCCCCACAAGAACCTTGTTTGTAATGCCCCAGTTTTCAAGGCCCTTGCCCCAGCCGACAACTTCCACTTCCAAGCGGTCATCCTGAACGTCAACGCCAGCGGTAAGGACAATGGCACCTTCTGGAACTTCGGCTTCGTAATCTTCGCAGCGGGTCATTAGGCCGTTCGGATCTATAACCTTGCCGTCTTCAAGGCTCCACGCTTCGCCAAGCACATTGTTGACGAACGACTTCATCTTGTTCACGTCACCCTTGGCGTTCAAGAAGTCGATAACAGCCTTTTCCCAGGAGTACCAGCCAAGCGGAGAATACAGGGCGTTAATGTGGAAGCTGGGAAATTCTCCATCCGGATTTTCCTTGACCCACTGGCCCAAATTCATCAGTTCCGTTTTGTGGTGTTCACCGTATTCCTCGCCACAATGGGGGCACTTCATTCGCACGGTCTGCGGCAGGTTCCGTCCTTCGGAATCGCAGTCCCAAACGACGTTCGCCCATTCCCATTTATGGAGTTCGCCACAATGGGGGCACGGCACCTGGTAATGCCTCTGGTCGCCCTGGTAGAACATTTCGGTAATGCGGCAGTCGCCTTCGGTGCCAGGCGTGGAATTCCAGAAAAGTTTGCGCCGCGGAAAGTTGGTGGTTCTTCGGCGCCCGAGCTCGCAAGGGTCGCCCTGACCGCCACAGTCCTTTGGCCATTCAGAAACTTCGTCTCCAAGGAAAATCCGGAAAGGTGCCGAACGGAAGTTTGACGGGCTGTTACTCCAGCCTGTTGTCAGCACACCGCCAGGAAATTCCTTGATGTACATTTCGTCGCCATAGAACAGGTCGCTCATGCCCATGGCCGCAATAGCCGGGTTGATACGCTGCTTCAAGAATCTCTTGGCAGTCTGTTCCGTGGTCTGGAATTGACCGATTGGCGACGGACAATGCTTGATGTAATAGAGCGCCGTATTGATAAGGACTTCGGTTCCGCCGATCTGGGAGCCCTTCATGAACACCACATCCGTGGCGGGGCTTTGCGGCGAGAGTTCGTCCATGATCTCCACAAGGTAAGGCGTTCTTTCGTTTCGCCATCTACCTGGTTCGCTTGATGCCGTTCCCGCGAGAATACGATTCTTTTCGGCCCACTGGCTGATGGTCATGTCAGGGGGCGGTCGAAGACCGGCCAAGATGTTCTCGGCCACATGGTTGATATTCGCCTGAAGTGTAGGCGACATGCTGACGCTTGCATCAACCATCTAGGAAATTTTCCTCCGTCTTTTCGGTCAAATCCTTCAGGGCATTCAGGCAAGCCTTGCGGATTTTTTCACCCACATAATGGTCGGCGTCGCCTGTAATTTCGATGATCTTTTCGTTTGGAATTTCGGCCCTTGTCATTAGGTCCTTGAAGTAGCCGACGATTTCCGGAGCAAGGTAAGAGTAAATGGTCATGACCTTGTCCTGAATGTTCGCGCCAATCTGGTAGGCAATGATTGCGGCCTGCTGCTTGGGAACCAGACGGCCTTCCATTTCGTCGGCCTTGAGCTTTGCAAGGCGGGCGTTCTGGTATTCCTTTTGCGCCTTGGATGTAGCAAGGTCCGCGCGTTCGGCAGCAGCCGAACCAAAGTCCAGTGGATCATCCACATCGGTTACGCCAGGAATCGGAACGCCGAAGCCCGGAGTAGGAACATCGTAATTTGGATTGTGGGCCACGGCCTGGGCCGTCATGTTGTCGAAGCCAGCCTGCTTCTGCCCCTGCGTCGGGGTAGTCACATGGCGACGGTCACGGGTCGCCCAATACTGCTGCGGGCTCCTGATACGGTGGAAACATTCCTTGCCTTCGGAGTTCTCGAAAGTATCAAGGCGCCCACTCTGCTTTGCCTTGGTGACAGCGGCATTTGAAATTTTGACGATCCTGCTGAACGCCGATGCGTTAATCAGGTCGGAATCCGGGTAACTATGCTGGGAATGTTTGTAGAACATACCCACATTTTACCCATTAAAAAAAATCTTTGGTTAAAATTGAACCATGTTATTTTTAGGGCAAAAGAAAAGCCGGGAGAAACCCGGCTGTAAATTACTTCTTTGAAAAGAATGTCTTAAAGAAGACCGCCGCAGGCAATATTGCGGCGACAAAAGCCTGAATATTTTTATTCTGAAGAACAAAATAAATAGACGCTGCTATACAAGCGGCAGAAAGAACAAACGCAAAAATCAGTCCTAGCATATTTGCATAATTATTCGACCTGATAGCTAATTTCTGATTTTCTATAGCTGCACGCTGATTTTCAATTTCTTGACGGTGATTTTCAACCTTCATCGTTTCACGGCGGCTACTTTCTTCTGCAAGAGACATTATCCTTCCAGGAAGATCTTCAGAACAATCCCTGTAACGAAACATATCCTCAGGAGCTGGCATTGGTCCACTGAAAGACTTCTGAGCAATAACAGTCGTTGATGGCTGTTGATGAGAACTTCCTTGTTTCATCGGATGACGCCTCTGCTGTCTATTAGGCATTATTCAATTGCTTGGCTGATTTTCTCATAAGAGCTCCAGCATCATTGAAGCATTCAGCAACACCTTCCCAAATTGGTTTGGAATTCAAAGATTTCACTGGAGAAACTTCTGGTATTTCCGGAATACTGATGTCGGACGGAGCCAAACTCATAGAGAAACAACCGGCTAAAAAAGCCTTAATGAAATCTTTCTTGTTCATGGTTCGTGTCCTCCGTTAGAGTGTACCATAAATCTACAAAGAAAATACCTAATTGATTTTGGTAAAGCAAAGTAAATCATTCCAAATCATAGCATTTTTTAGCATTTTTTATCATTTCATTGCAGTTTATATCGTTTTATTGCATTTTATATCATTTACATTCACTTACGTTCATTTTCATTCATCTACATTCTTTTATCGTCTTTTACATTCAACTTGTCAATATTTTCTGTGCCGGGTTTCCCTGACAGGGTATTTCTATGGCAGGAATCGGTCCAGCTGAGGCCATCTTCGGATCCCAACTGGATGTGGCGGTCCACCCAACGCCAGGCGCAGTCCACCAACCATCCCCACCACTTAACCCAAATCAAAAATCCACACAAACGGCGGACGCGGCGCGTCGGACTCACCCCATCGGAGTCGCAAACAGTAGCAACCCTTTTGACACCCGGGGGCCTACCCCGCGGGGGGTGCCCATCATCCAGAACAACGGCAAACCATCGGTCCAGGTCACGCCACGCGGCACCCTCCCCCGCCACACTTTTAACATTTTCACAAGTTAAAAGTTAAAATTCAAAACTCAATAGTAAAATTCAAAGTTAAAACATTGCCGTAAATCCTTATTTTAAGCGGTTTCTAACGTGTTTTGACGGTTAAATAATTGAGGTTAAAGAACCGCCCACCAAGACACAAAATGTCACAAACAACGAGCAAAGACAAGCAGCAGGCCGCCAGGGAACCACCACACCAGACTTTTAACCCTAAACGCCAAAGGCCGTGGCGAAACACCAACACGCAAAAAGCCAGAGAGAATCGCTCCCCTCTGGCTTGGTGTTGCCTAACCACTAAGGTCTAGACAACGGATTTTTTCTGCATGCACTGAATCTCGTGCATATCGCGAACACTCTGGAGCAAGTCCTTCATGTCGTCAATCTGCTGAGAACTGGCAAAGCCATTGGCATCGTCAGACTCATTGCAGATGACTTCGAGATGAGTCATACAGCGTTTTTCCAATTTAGCGAACAGTTCGCCCATATTAGCCTCCCATGCGAGCCATCAGCTTGGCAGCATCATCGGCGGAAAAGGTGAATCCCATCCAGGAAACCTTAGGCATATTGCTGAAGGCTTCGTTCAAGGCGGCACGAACGTTCTCCTCGTGTACCATGGAGCCGTCTTCAGACAAGACCCCAAAGGATTTAAGGACAGATTCGTAAGGCTTAATGAATGATGCAGGATTGTTCCGCATCGCACCAACAGCCATAAGAGCAATGAACTTGCTCATGGAATTAGGCATAGCGGCAATCACATCCTGAGTGGCGAACATAGTCAATCCGTCAAGTGCCTGCTGTAAAGTGATCATAGCTCAGCTCCTTGTTATGCCGCCGGAGTTTCAGGGGCGATAGTCACAGGGCCCCAACCAGGACAAACGCTGGAATTCGGGACAACAGTCTTGGTAATGCCCGCAAGAGTTGCCTTAAGATTGTCGATAGCGGCGTTTGCGGCGTTGCAGCAGCAAGTCATCGTATCGGCGACGCGAGCAATCTTCTGATCCACAATCTGTTCCTTCAGAGGAGCAGCAGTTTCCAGAGCCAGAACACGACCGTCAATGCCTGCAATCTTAGCATTCATTTCCTTGTCGTTGCGGAACAGAGCATTGTAGACTTCCACCAGCTTCTTGTCAGTTTCCTGACCTGCCTTAAGAAGTGCAATCTCCGAATCCTTCTGGGCGAGAGCCAAGGTGGTCTGCTGATTTCCGCCACCAAAGAGCGGACCAAGACCACCATTTTGCATGAGGGCAAGTGCAGTACCTGCAATGCCAAGACCAAGACCAGCTTTAGCGGTGCTGGAAGAACCTTCGTTAGTGTAAGTAGCCATCGGATTACCCAATTACCCTTTACTGTTTGCCAGGCGGAATTGCCTGACAACAACAAGCTACCTACAACAGTTCAAGAGAGCAAGCAACCAATTCCCACAGCGCCGAAAGTGCATAACAAACACAGACAAACTCCATCAGCGCAAATCTCAATTCTTTCAATTCCCTTTTTGCATAACAAAACCGAAATAAAACGAAAACATTTGAATTACAACAAATTATCTTTAAAGCATGGAACGCAAGTATTTTGTAAGCATTAAGAAGGTTGCTTCCGTACTTGAAATGGAAATTCGCACCATTAGGGAGTGGTGCGAAACGGGCTGGTGCAACGCCGAGCAATACGGTCCAAAGAAGAACAAGGACGGATCCACGAAGAAACATCGGCCATGGAGAATTCCTACCTGGTCGCTACGGAAGGAACACCCGCACCTTCCTCCAGGAGTCTGGGAGGAAATCGTCGAGGACGAATACAAGCATCTTGACGGTCTGAAGTCCGCCCAGATGAGACTGAAGCGCCGCAAGGAAGGCCGAGACCCGACAACCGGCGAGCAATTGCGCCCGCCAGCCAAATAAGCAAAACACGAAATCCGGAAAACCAAAACGAGCCCGCAAATGCGGACCCGGTTCTGGAGAACTACCAATCCTAAACCATCTCCCCCGCCTCAGGGAGGTGCCCAGAAGCGGTCGGGTGGGCGGCATACCACAGTGATCCTAATTATGCCACAAGGACTTGGTGTGCGCCTGGAGCCCGCCGAGTTAGCAGCACGCTGCACAGGCGTGGTGTTGGCGTTGTTTTGGGTTTGGGGCTAGTATTGGCACCTTTGGCACCAAAAAGGGCCGTGACGGCTGTTTATGGGGCGGTTTTGGCTATTGACAGGCGGGAATCAAGAATGTGTGTTTGTTCTGAAGGACTGAAAAAAGATTTACCACATGGAAAACGATGTGGTAAACAATGTGGTTTTACACATGGTTTCCTTCTCTATATATGTATACATAAAAAGGATGTTTACACGTAAGAAGGATGTATAGTGTAGAACTTTTTCTTTCTTGGTTCTTCTTTCTTTTTAACCAAGAGGTAAAACATGATTAAATCCGTTATGCAGGCCGTAGGGTACTGCTTTGCCATCATCGAGCACGAACACGACGCAAAAAAGGCCAAGGACCTTATCTACAGGAGGATCCTTGACCTTAAAAAGGAACTTGGTATTTAATAAATTTTGCAGATTGTCCCAAAGTTCGGAATGTCGATTCCACTTTCGTTTTTATAAACGACAGTTAGGTCTACGTTCAGACTTTCGCCAATCTGTACAGAAGAAATGTCCACTTCATCAGCAACATTAACTCTGATTCTCACACCACCTAACACAGGGACCTTTGCCGCCCAGCCTCTTTTCACGGAATCTAAGTCCGCGGCTCGAATTTGAACTTCAACTTTTTCAAATTTTCTTACCTTTTCTACAGATTCCAAATCAAGATTTTCAGGAAACGATTTGACAACATCCCTTTTTAGCTCTAGTTCCGGAACTTCTTTGATTTTAAGCGAATCGCTGTCAGAAAATACTTTTAAGATCTTGTACGAATCTTTAGCAAGCTTTATATCGTCAACCTTTGGAATAACCTTCTCAATAATAGACCTTACTTGCTCAGGATCCTTTTCTACATCAGCAGAAATGACATTGATTATCGTATTGTTATACGAATTCACCACAGGGGATATAGGAACATTTTCTGGGGCGAAAATATTATACGCAGCAACACCGCCGCAAACAACCAAAGCCAAAAATACTGCGTATGGAACAACTTTATGATTCATCATTTTATTATGCATGTCGCTTAAGAACAAATCCATTTGTTCTTCGCCGCCCATCATAAATTTAACAACTAAGTCCTCATAAAGCGAGCCCGTTTTTAGATTATTTACACAGGCTTCAACAGAACTCACCTGAACACCAATAAGTTCCGTTAAAATTTTAGGAGTTCTTTTGAGAATAGAATTTATGCCCTGCAAGGAATCGACAACTTCCTGCAGAGACGGCGCAGAACTCCTATCATAACAAAACGAAAAAGGTAATTCTACAAAATTTTCCATAGCACCTACTTTTGAGGGGGCTTGGGGCCGTCGGACTTGAGCTTCTCCAATGTCTGGCTCATGCTGTCTATCAGCATTTGGCGGGCTATGTCATTGATATTCTGCTGGAACTCCGGTCGCTGCATAACAGAAGGGTCCAAAGGCTCTCTGGACCTTAATTTTTCAGCAGCTTCCTTGCCAAACATTTCTTCCAAAGTGATTCCCAAATCAATCAACTTAAGAAGTTCCGAATATTTCGGATCACGCGAGCCAGAATTCAAATCAGAAACTCTGGATTGCGCACATCCAAGCCTATCAGCAATGTCTTGCTGCCCCCATCCCATTCTATCCATGAATTTTTTGCCGTAAAACATACCCCCAATATAGACGAATTAGATAAAAAATAGAATTTTTTGATTTTTACCCTTGACTTTTAACGAGAAAGTAGATATAATTACATCTTGTAATTAGATGAAACATCTAGAAACTAGATAAAATAGGATTAAGAATGGCTGAAACAAAATCTACAGCAATTACAATCAAGGCCTACGATATCGCCCAGAAGATCAACGAAAGCCGCAAGGAAAAAGGACTTGCATCTAGCGTAGCATCCGTCATTTCCGAAGCAGTCGTCGAACACTTTGGCAAAATGTCCCAGGAAAACTAACCACAGGACAATTTCGAAATGGCCCGCCCAAAAACAGAAATTCCAAGATGGATTCCGATAGACATGTTAAGACTTTTCTCCATACAAGCACAAATTAAAGACGACAGTTCTTTTGGAGCTTTCTGTAGAAAAGCAATCATGGATTTCTGTTCCGGGTGTGTTGCTGACGATGTTGACGAACGTGTCAGAGAAAGATACGAGTACGCATTAACAAGAATGCAAAAGCGTCAAGAAATCGACTCCAACAAATATTTGAAAAACAAGCATAACGACCAAGTGACCGTTCCCAGCGCAAGTGTAAACGCAAACGGATCACAGCAGGAAGCCGCGAACGGTAACGCCGCGGACGATTGTAAAGTACCACATTCCTGCACGAATTTTGCAGATGGCGACACCCGCGAGGGCTCGCTGAACTTCGCTAACACGGGCAACCGTGCGCATCTGGAATCTGGAACATCTGCAAAAGCCTTTGGCTCCAAAGTGGACGCCCCTGTCGGTAACGCTGGGGAGAACAACCACAGCCCGCAAGGGTCGCTTCTGGAATCCGCAACGTCCACCGCGGTAGCCAAGCCATTGAAAAAGCCCTATGGCGAAAACAAGCACGTTCTCCTCACCGACGAGGAGGGGGCAAAGCTCCGGGAACTGTACGGTCACGATCTCGCCGTCGCCATCAACATCCTTGACGGCTACATCGAGAACAACGGCAAGGCAGCCAAGCGCTACAAGAGCCACTACATGGTGCTTCGCCGCGGCAACTGGGTGTGGGACAAGGTCCAGAACATGAAGCTCACCGAGAAACGCCTGGAGAACGCAGGCGGCAAGGCAAAGAACTTCAAGGCGGAGGAGCGCGAGGCCATGGCCCGGTTCATCCGCGGGGAATCGGTCAATCACGATTCCAAGGTCAACGATTCGGAACTTTCAATGGAGGAGCTGAAGCAGCTGTATGGATGATATGCAGAAAAAAGTGAACCATCTGTGCCTATTGCTCAGGCTCCAGGTCATCGAGTACCTGCTGAAGGTGGACCGCATCGAGTACGGCGCCCCGGCGCTCTCCGACGAAGAGATGGTGGTGACCAAGGCAATGGTCAATGCACTACCGTGCTGCACCAAGCGTCTGAAGGGCCTGTTCGAGGACGCACACCAGGCACAGCGCGAAATGGGGATGTTCCCCCACGCCGTGAATCCGGGCGAACTCAAGTGGTGCCTCAAGAACCGCCACATCGGCTACAGCTGCATCCAGAAGGTAAAGCATTCGTGGCTCCCCTTCAAGGAAGACAAGGACCTGCGATCACTCCCCGCCTTCAGGGCCCTCACCGAAGTCTACCGCCCCCTCATCGCATCAGGCAAGGGCATCATCCCGCCCATCGACGAAGACAAGGTCCAGGAAGAAGCCCTCGCCATCGTCAACCAAGTCACAGAAAAACTCATGGAGGAAAAGTGATGTCCTGGCTTATCAGAAAAGCAAAGAAAAAAGTCCTTGTCGATTTAGGCTCATGGCTCATCGCTCAATTCGTCACAAGAAGCATTCTCATGAGCAGAAACTTGTCGGACCACGGAAGCACCTACTGCAAGCTGAAAAACGGTTACAACGTTTTCGCCGTAGTGTCCAAGAAAGACATCACACTTTCCGACTTTTGTGATTGCACAAAATCTTCAGGCACGCATCATGATCTCGGTCCCGATAAAGCTCAAGCCATTCCTCGCGAGTCACATCGTAAACCTGAACCGCACCAGTGAACGCCCCATAAAATTCAAGGTACGGATCAAACCACTTAGCTTCAAAGTAAACCGGGCTATCAAGATCTGTAATCGTATCATCAATAATCATAGAAACCTCATGTTTTAAAGGGAACTTAGCAAATATGAACTTCAACGAATTCAAGAGCGCAGCCTTCTGGCAGCAGGAACGCAACCGCAAGGAAGCCGAAGAGCGTCGCGACAACTTCGCGGGAGCACTGGTCGCAACGGCCATGTTCGCACTGTTCCCGTTCCTCTACTGCATCGCATCGATTCTCGACGGTTGACCTATGGATATACACGAAGTAATCCGGAAACACAACTACAAGAACGCCTTGCACATGCTCTGCATCAAGATGGGCTGGACCAGGGAATATTCCTGGTACATCATGCGCAAGGACCCGGATATGTGCAGGAACGGCGGTAGAGAAGCCTTCATCAAGAAGGCCACCAGATTGCTTGCGTTCAACTACGATGGCATCAATACCGGGGCCGAGCCGTCACTTTCGCCAAGGCTTTTGCCAAGCGAACATCCATTAAGTCAACCAATCCGTTTTCCACCTGAATTTGAAGAGAAGTCTAAATGAGTTTGAATCACGCTATTTTCCACGGTCGCCTGGGCAACAATCCAGAGATCACCACAATGCCCAACAACAAGGAACGAGTCCGTTTCAGCATCGCCGTCGACCGCGATTACAAGGACCAGGACGGCAACCGTCCTACCGACTGGCACCCAGTCACAATATGGGGTAGCGCCGAATACATTCGCAAAACAAACCTCGCCAAGGGCGACAGCGTCATTGTCAGCGGCCGCATGGAGAACAACACCTGGATAGATAACAACGGCATCCAGCACAAAGAATCAGTCCTCAACTGCAACAAGATTTACTTAACCGCAAAGAACGGCAACCGCAAGAGCGACAAGGACCAGGCCGCCGAAGCCGCGTTCCAGAACACAACACCGCAAGACGATGACGACTTGCCGTTCTAGGGGGATGATCATGAAAGACAATGTTATTGGATTGCACGGAAAGTCCTACAACGGCACACCGTACACGATCAACGTGCAGGTTGTCGAAGGCAAAATCAAGACCATCGTACTGTGCGGAAAGCCGAGCCGAGACGTGGCCGAAATCATCAAGGACTTCACGAATTGCCACGAGTCTGCACCCGAAAACATCGTGAACTCCATCAAGCTCACAATGATCCGTCACAACGAATACGTACAGACCGTGAGCGTATAATGCGCGATTACAAGTTCTGGACCACATCCGAGATACTGGCCCTAAAGGCGGGAATTATTCCTGCCGGCCGTACCCTGACCGCCTGCAGACGGATTTGCTCCAGAATGGGATTCAAGTTCCCCGGAAAAAAGGTAATCGAAGCGAACTCAGAACTTTTAAAAACCATCGAAGAAAAGGAAAATAAAAATGCGAAACATCCTCATGATTGATATCGAGACCACCGGCACCAAGCCTGGCTGCAAGGTGCTTTCCATCGGGGCCTTCGGCTTTAACGAAGAAGGTCAGCAGGTAAGTTTCTATGAACGAATCAATCCGGAACAGCTTTCCCAGGAAATGTTCTTTGACGAACCCTCCACCATGGAATGGTGGAGCAAGCAGGACGAATCCGTGATGCTGGAAGCCTTCGGCGGCGAGAAGGGCCCTGCAGAAGTCCTGAGCGAATTCAAGCAGTTTTTCTACAAGAACTTCAACCCCGGCCGCGGCAGCTGCAAGTTCACCGTGTGGAGCTGCGGCATCGATTTCGACTTCCCGATCCTTGGCGAACTGTTCGCAAGAACCGGCGTCTCTCCCCTGTGGAAGTTCTGGCAGCAGCGCGACTACCGCACCATCAAGGAACTGTTCCCCGAAGTAAAGGCCAACGAAGGCAACGTCGAGAAGCACAATGCCCTGGAAGACGCCAAGGCACAGATGCGCGGCCTCCGTTATTTCTTTGGTCTGCAGCTCATCGCTTCCGCAAAGAGCATCCAGTAGAATATAGCCCTGGCGGGCACAACACAACAACAAAACAAAAACACACTAGATGTCGGCGCCCTGCAACTCAGGCCCCAGCATTGAATTACACACCCCGCCAGGGTTTCACTTTTAGCCCGATGGACGCATTTGATCTAGTCATTGAGTCCTCCTATTGGTTGTGTTGTACCGCGTCCGGAGGACATCATTTTAAAAACCGAAAGGAACCTAATAAGATGCGAAAGGAACGCACGAAGTACGGCTGCAAGACTTTCACGGTCAAGGAACTGCAGGATTTGCTTCCAAGGCTCGACTGCGACCGTGAAGAAGCCTTGAAAATCGGCGAAAGCATCGGAATGACAAAGCATGCAGTCGATACGCTCAGGAGCCTGCTCGGTTTCACAAAGAAGACTCCAGACATCATTCCGGAATCCACCCTGGACAGGGTAGTCGAAATATTCCTGGACAATCCGGACAAGAGCGCCTACGAACTGTTCAGGGAGTACAACGGCGAACTGAAACTTGCCTGCTACCAAAAGTTCTACGAAATCCTAAGGCGTCGTGGAATCGAGAGCAACCGTAAACGAGACTACTGGTCCGTTTTCAAGGACAAGAAACTCCTGGACCTTAGGGACAACAAGAAAATGACATATCCGCAGATTCACGAGATCATGCCGGAAAGAACCATAAGCGCCCTTCAACTCCGATACGCAAAACTAAAAGGTTATATCGCACCAAGCAAAAGGAACAAAATCAATGAAAACGCAGCTTGACATGAGAACTATCGAAGTCGCGAAAATCATCCCCAACCAGAACAACCCCCGCTCCGAAATCGGCGACGTTTCCGATCTGGAAGCAAGCATCAAGGCCCACGGCCTTATCTCCCCGCTGACCGTCCGCTGGAACGGTACCCGTTTCGAAGTGGTAGCCGGTTCCCGCCGCCTCAAGGCACTGCAGAACCTCGGCATCGACAAGGTAGCCTGTAACGTGATTGACGGTCCCGAAGACAAGCTCTTCGAAATTGCCACCGCCGAGAACGTGAGCCGCAAGAATATGAGTGCAGGTGACGAATGCCGCGCGGTCCTGCAGATGGTCAAGAACGGCACCGACATCCGTTCCATCGCAACCAACTTCGGCCACAGCGTGCGCTGGGCCCTTGGTCGCCAGAAAATGGCGGAGCTGGGCGACGATATCATGAAAATGGTAGACGAAGGCGAAATCACCCTGGCCCACGCAGAAGTGCTGACCATGTGCAGCAACGACGATGAAGTCAAGAAGTTCGCTGATCAGTGCCGCTACACCCATCCGGAAGACCTGAAAACTCGTATCATGAACGAGAAGAAGAACCTCTCCAAGGCTCCATTCAACACAAAGAAAATCTGCAAGGGATGCGACAAGCAGACCATCACCCAGCAGGACATTTTCGGCGACGTTACCGACAGCTACTGCCAGGACGGAGAATGCTATCAGAACAATCTGGACAAGTTCATTGAAGGCAAGGTCGCCGAACTGAAGAAGAACGGCTACATCCAATGGGAAGGCAATTACGATTGGGATTTCATCCATTCCTACAGCTTTATTGATCCGGACAAAATGAGCGAAAGCGACGTGGAAGTCGTTGAACGCATCAAGGAAAACGGTGGGCATCTCTGGTTCTACGTCAAGAAGGACGGAGAGGTGGTTTTCCGCTGGAAGCGCTCCGAAGCACCCGAAGACCCTGAAGAAGAGGAAGCCCAGGAACAGGAACGTGCAGAACGCGAACTGAACAGCAATGTACATCAGCGCAAAAATGAACTGGAAAAGGCTGACTTTAAGGAACGCGTCCAGAACATCGTAGACAGCATTAATTCGAACGCCGTAGCCCTCATTTTCGACACACTGAATACCGAGTGCTACGACAACGAAACCTTCGGCGAAAGCAGTACGGCAGACGCCGATGAAGAATACGACGAAGGAGCCGTAGCCAACATCGATGAACCTACCGCCAATGGCGATTCCCAGCGCGACTACATCGTTGCAAAGATCGTAGACATCCTCACCGATTACGACGGCGTCATCTACAAGTCTGAAGTCGAACGCGCCTTCTTTGACCTCAAGGAACGTTCCTGGTATGAAGCCGAAGCCCGCCGGCAGATTGAAGAAGAACCCGAAACCGAAGAAGAGCAGGAGTAGAAAATGAATTACTTCAAGCTCGCCAGGGAATGTGAAGCAAAGGTATCCCTTGGCGACAGCCCCAACCTTCTGGCAAACTGCTACCGTTGTGGCCACAAGTTCAAAATCAAAGACATGTTCGAAGTAGGCCTGAACGTGTTCAAATGCACCCAGTGTGTCAAAAAGTAAATCATAAAGCAAGGACTGATATGCCTGTTGAAATTGTCACCAAAGAAGATCTTGACCAGTTGCAAAGCAAGCTCATTGCTGCTCTTGAAGAAATCAAGAGCGTTCCCGATCGTCGCAAGTGGATGAACATCCTGCAGGCCACTGATTACATCGGGCGCAAGCACACCCGCTACCTTGCAGAAAAGGCCCGTAATCACGAAATCACGGTTCATCGCGACGGCAAGGAAGTGTTTTTCCTTGTCGATGACCTGGACCGCTTAATGATGCAGTTCCGCATCCCCAGCAACGACGAAATTAAAAGCAACGCATTTGTGAGGAAGTAATATGCGAAAGAAAAAAATCGAAAATCCGCTAAAAAACAAAATTGCCAAGCGCGGCATGGAAGCTCTCGAAAAACAGTGGGAAGATTTCAAGCCCACCGACAAGCCCGTCTCCAAGCGTGGCCGTAAGAAGAAGACTGCAACCACCGAGGAATCCTCGGCAGTTGTTTCCGAAATGGAAAAGACTCAGACCGAGTTCATTCCCAACTTTTGGACACGCCCCGACAAGGAACCGTTCAACATTCCGAATCAGTCCGCAAAAGCCGACTGCGGCAAGCCCCAGCTTTCCCTTGTCCCGACGAAAATCCTTGAAGCAATCGCCCGCGTCCGTGAATACGGCAATCGCAAATACAAGTCCAAGGACAACTGGAAGACCGTAGAAATCGAACGCTACCGCGATGCAGCCTTCCGCCATTGGGCACAGTACATTGACGATCCCCAAAGCCGTGACGAAGAATCCGGCCTCCCCCACCTCTGGCACGTTGCCTGCAACATCTCATTCCTGGTAAGCCTGGAGGATTATGATGTCGTACAACATTAAAACAACTCATCATGAATTAATCAATAATGTCTTAACCGAATTCAAGACCGACGCTACCGTTTATGAAATGAACGAAGTCAAGGATTACATCCAGGAATTCATCGAACAGTTCACGGACTACTCCGACGAAGGCCTGATCAAGGTCGCCGTTTTCCACACCGACGATTACGGCAAAAAGGACACGAGAACGTTCTACACCTACAAGGAAAAGGACATGATCAGCTTCAATAAGGACCACGGCCGTCCAAAAATTTTGAAAACCTCAGAGGTGCAGGAATGAGAGGTTTCACTTACACTTACTACGGCATATTGTTCCCAAACGGAATATTAAAGTTCAAAACCAAAACAAGCAGGAAGAGGCGTCTCCATGAAAATCAAGTTTGAAGACATTCCATTCGCGGCACAATTAAAACTCCACAATCAAGCAGTCGACATTTGCGATAGCGAAACACCAACGATGTGTTACTGCGGCCGGTTGGCAACAGGTTTTCACACCCAGCAATGTCGAAAGTTCGAATCCAAGGTTCGCAAACAGATCGAAAAACTTTACAACGAATCCTTGAAGGAAAGAAAGTAGGATGGTTGAAGATGAAGCGTGAAGATCTGGAAGCAAGAGAATTTGGTTTAATCATCGCATCAAGCAACTTCCCGTTCTACGCCGCACCAGAAGCGGATGCAGTTATGGATGCAATGGAGGCACGCATCAAGGAACTTGAAGCGGATGCAGAACTTGACCAAAAGAAGAGGCTGATGCTTTGCGAAGGCTACAACCGAAAGTGCGAACGGGTGAAGGAACTTGAAGCAACCATTTCCATTTCGGAAACAACTGAACCAAAGTGGATTTCGGTTGAAGATAAGCTGCCTAAAGAAGGTGAAGTCGACGAAGAAGCCACCTTAAGCAACCTTGTCCGAACAGAAACGATCTACGCAATCAAGCGAGTAGTCATGGAGAAACACCCATTAATAGAGGACAGAAAATGACCGCAGAAGAATTTGATGCTTTAAGCTTTCACAAAGGGATGGTCGTTCATTACCTGGAACCAAAGACGGTAAACAATCCCTATCCAACAAGAATTATGGGATCTCTAATCGACACAGTGGATTTCATAAAAGGAGATTGCGGAGGGGTTCTGTACGTTGATGAAAAAGGATACCGCACTTTCATCCACTACTCAAGAATCGTAAGCATCAAGTAGAAAACGCTCGATGAAATTCGAGCGTTTTTTATTTTCGTCACAAGCCAAACGGCACTACTTTACATTTCCAAAGCCGCCAAAAACTCATTTTTCGCTTTTCGGTCACAATTTAGTCACACAAACAATTTCCAAACGATAAAGAAAAAGCCCCAAGCCCTTTATTTATAAGGCTTGGAGCGTCATTGGTTAGTTTAATAGTGCCAGAGGGACTCTAGCTGCTACAATGTAATCAAACAAACACACGTACATCAAAGTTAAATTTTTACCGCGTTT